CCTTCGACCTTACGGATCTTAACAGTAAAGTCTGCGCCTTCCCACATGTCGAATGGATTAACAGGCTTTTCATCAGGGAACTGAGGTTGCATGCTATCCATAATCTTATCAAAGATCTTCTTACCAAAACGGTACAGCTTGACCTGACCTTCGTTTGCTGGCTCAGCAGGATCTGAGACAATCAGTACATTTGCAACATAACGCAAGTTGCGTTTACGATTGCGCACTGTAGCTTTGTCAGCCTCGACGCCAGTGTTCCACATCTTACTGTTTAGCTCTGAGAGAGGATCTTGCTGACCAATAGAAGTCAATGACTTCTCAATATACCACTGACCGGTTGGGCCTTTGAATGCATGGTCCCAATAACGAACCCATGGAGTGGCTGCTTCTGCATCTCCTGGCAAGAAGCGAATCACAGCGTAACCATTACCAGCCTTATCTCGTGTAGGCTGCCAGAATCGAGGATCATCTGATTGGCGTTTAGTTTGACCTCCTGTTGCTTGCTGAGCTTGCTCAACTAACTTTCCAAGGTCGGCACGATTGTTTTTTAGTGCTGCGAAAGACATATGTATTCTCCTTATTTAAATATGTATCGTATGTTTGTATGTTCGTATATTATACAACATTATATAGGGCTAATCAATAGGTAATTGATTGCCACTAGGTAGAAAGTTGAGAGTCATAGCCTCAGCTTCCAACTTACCTTTAATTACTGGAGAAATGAACTTACGAACTTCCTCCAGCTCAACTTCGTTTTTTTCACACAGATGTATTACTGCATCCATGTAAGTGAGCCTCATTTCTGAGACTGCACTTTCAACTAACTTTGCAAACCTCGCCTTAGTTAGAAATTCTTTATCTTGCATCCTCACTCGCCATTTCTTGAGTATAAACACCTACATCAGGATATAGATATCCTATAGTGCGTTTAGGAGTCCCATCCTTGTGATAGGCCATAGTTGTTACACGGTAACGTATTTTGTTCTGCTGCTGAGAACCATAGAACATATCACGATAGAGTCCATCACGCAAATAAGACTCTAGATTAGAAATGTATGTCGAGGTTCTGTTAAACGAATCTCGCTGCTTCCAATCCTTTGAGTCCTTAAAGTCACGAATCGAAGCCAACAGATCTTTGTTCTCTTTGATCCAAGAACGAACATTAACCAAAGATAAAGGATTCTCATCAGGTAGATTGCGGACAGTCTCTGCAATCATTTTATTCTGAGAAGGACCTCGATTAGCGCGAGCTAAAGCCAGACGTTCTACAGCAGCTTTTTTCTGCTCGTCTGTCATCTTGCGACCCTTGCGTACCTTCTTGCGTACAGTACTCAATCCAAGAGTTTCCAAAGCCTTTGCTTTGTTGGCTGCTTTGGTAGCTCTCATCTTTGCAACCTTGGCTGCCATTTCATCTGCTGTCAATTTTCTACGTGCCATTCGCACCTCCATCATAATATAAACTATTATCGCATATTATTAGAATAAAGTCAACAGTTAATTTTCATCCAATGCAATTATTTCATACTCTCCATCTTTTTTTCTTGCACGTAGAAAGTTGTTTTCTATTAGATACACAATGGTATCTTCAATAATTGTTTCATTGGATCGGTCTTGGTATGCTCGCCCGATCATGAACGCGCATACCGAAACACCAGCGATGCAAAGCCATTGGATAATTGTTGGATCAATTCCAGACATTGTACTCTCCTATTGTTGCATCGTTATTTATCACGAAAACGAAACTACGTTTTCAACCCTAAAAGATCTAAAAGCTCCTTTATTAATGTCCCAAGCACGAATGACACTTTCATTAACCTGACGAGCAGCTGGCTCTTCACCCACAGTCGTCTGATACTTTTCTGGAAGGGCATCTTCCTGGAGAGTGCATTGCATATCGCGTTCCTCTCCATCAACCTTTTTAAAGATTACACGACAAGTGCGCTGTCGTAGTTCATCAAGCATTTCAATACGAGTCATAGTTTTCTCCTTAATCCCAATCATTGTCGAAGCGCGTCGTCGCGCGGAAGGTTTCACCATAATATTGTTCAGCATACGCTGACGCATCCGTCCAATATCGCTCATCACTTTCAACCTTTCTTTTCTCTTCACGAACAAAACGAGCTTCTTGAGCTTTCAACTTTTGAAAGCGTTTTGCAGAAGCCTTAATCATTTCCAACCGTTCAGCTTTACTTTGCATACCAACCATTCTCCTTCAGACGTTGTTCGAACATTATCTTACTTTCCTTTGATAATGTCAACTGTGTTTTTCGGCAACCCTTAACATATTCAACTATTTTATAACCCCACCCATCTGAGACAACGCTGTATGTCTTGTCTTTTGTGTGAGGGCTGTTGTTTTTGTAAATCAACCCCAATCCTTCCAATCCATATTAACAGTTTCATTATACTCATATCCAGCATAATACTCAAGCAATTCTTGCCCGGTCATATCATCTTTTTCTACACGTTCAGAAGTAATAGAAGCGCCAACGTAATAATGAGGCTGTATGCCGCGATGGTAATAACTGTCAGCCGATCCACGATCGAACGGACCTCCATGGCGGAGTGTTTCAGATTTTCCGAATGTGACGTCATAGTCGATTCCTTTATATGTGAAAATTTCCATTACACCTGTCCTCCCAATGTAGTATATCCATCAGAGTCTTGCAAGAACAGCTCATCCATATGAACATCGAGAGCCTTTTCTTCGCGAGCGATATTATTGATTAGATCACCAATAATCATATCAAGCTCAACTTGGATATCAGACTTGCTCATGTTGAAGGTGTTCGAACGACGAAGAACGCTAGCAAGTTTGTTCTTAACTGTGATTGCATCTTGGATGTCTTTGACGATAAGCATGATAAATCTCCTTCATTTGATATCCCCTTATCCCATATTGTGAGGATAAAGTCAACAGTTAATTTAGCTTTTTATCAAAAAGTTTCTACGATGACTGTTGCTACGCACAGACATACAAAGAACGCTGAACAGAATACAAAAGCTCCCATTATGCTGCTACCTTTGGATTGTGAGAGAAAGCTACGAAGCCAATTGGAGCAATAACCGCTACTGTACCATCTTCAGCGACAAGCACATCACCAACTGAAAGTGAAGACATACGACCTAAACGCTCAATGTTTTCATCAGGACCGATGTTACCAACCTCGAAACAATCGTTGTAATCTTCGGCTGTGATGTTAGCAACGTGAGTGTAGTAACCAGCATCAAAAGCATCAGAAGCCAGACCACCAATTTTGTTACCGGAGAAATCCATAGACATTTTAGTCTTAGCTGCAAAAGCTGGTACTGAGTCGAAATCGCCTGACTCGTTAATTGTGTTGCGCTGAGCTGATGTAAGCTGGATTTGGTATACTGCGAATTTCATGTCTATCTCCTTTTGATGCCCCTTTATCGGACATAAAAACGAGAATGTCAACAACTAATTTCGCTTTATTGAATTTAATTTAACATAAATAGTATACAATTCCAGCGGGCTAGTCTATGAGAAAAATATTTTTGATTTTTTTGTTGTGGGGATGTACTCCTCACAACCCCGTCACCCCTGCCTCAAAGTATGTTGGGCTACATGAGAACGAAGATAAGATGGTTCTCGAGGATATGCTTAACATAGATCCTACTGTAACAGAGTGGTGCGGTGCATTTGTAGCGTACATTCTGGAACAGCAGGGAATGCCTCTTCCAGAGTGGCCACTTTGGTCCCGTAGCTATTTAGATTGGGGTATAGAGGTTACTGAACCCAGGTATGGCGATCTTGTGATATTTGAACGCACTGACTCAACATGGCAAGGGCATGTGGGTTTCTACATTGCTGATCAGGGTGATGGCATACTGGTTCTTGGTGGCAATCAAAACGATCGAGTACAGTATAGCAAATATCCTAAAAGTCTATTGTTGGGAATCAGACGACTCTCTGACTAATGCTTCTTTCCACCAATTTTTGATCTGATGTTCGATTAGATGTTCAGTAGTGTTATAGTTTGAGAATCCTTCGGGTCTCTGATAATCATCTAAGCGCTGACGCAATCCATTATAGATGTCTTCTAGTGCTTGCGCTGAGAGATTCCAGATAGCCCATTCCTTTGGGTATAGAATTGTGTTATACCAAAGAGAAACATTATTTTCGTCTGTGAACTTTAAAAAGTCTACCATCTCAAACCAATTGTTCCGCATTGGATTAACCATTACGGATAGATTCTTTGTTGTACCACAGTATTCTTTATACAATGCAAAGTTCTTATGAACATCTTCCATCTTACCATTGATACGAATTTCTGAGTATCGCTTTGGATCTAAGCTGTCGATAGAAATGTTAATATGGGTATTGTTCTGCTCAAGA